ACCGGTTGTTGAGGCCGTCCTCTACCGACTGTTCGTATCCATCGCCGAACTGCTTGGAGCGAACGCGCTGGGTGATATCACCTTCTGCGCCCTTCTCTGTCGCCCAGGTGAATCGTTCGATAGCCATCATCGCCCCTTGATTGCGTTGTTGATCACGCCACCCTGGCGCATGTCCCTGCTCCGCAGCTCCTGATACTTCTGCTCAACGAACGTCGCCAGCTCCTTGCCGAAGAGGTCATAGCCAGGCGCGTCAGCGGTTGACGATGCGTTTCCGTCGCCGTCGATATGTACCTCGACATTGATCTGCGTTCCGCCAGACCCGCTGCCGCCCATGGCCATGACGCCGAGCTTGCCGCTGGATGTTCGGGTCAATGGCATGATCGCCTCTTCGCCTGCCTCACCCATAACCCCTGTCTTGCCGTTGGCCATGCCAAACGCCGTGGGTTTGCTGACGATGGAGTTCGTGAAGGCGCCGCCATCGGCGAACAGCTGCACGCCGCCCGACCATGCGCCGCCGTTGGCTTGTGGGAAGTAGGTGTTGGAGTAACCAGCCGCCGAGGCGCCGAGATTCGACGACGCTGCGCCAGCGGAACCTGCAGCGAGACCATTACCTCCGCCAGCCGCACTGCCACCGAAGTAGCTTGCTGCCGCCCCCACCAAACTACCCAGCAGCGCCGAACTGGCCTGGCGTGTGGCAATGCGCGCCATGTCCGCAAGGATGGACTTGGTGAAGTCGGCAAACGATGCCTTGCCCGAAATGGCGAAGTTGACCAGTGAGTCCTCCATGGAACTGAAGGCATTGCCGAACAGGCTTTTGGTTTGCCCGGCGATGTTGCGCGCCGAATCCAGGTAGTTATCCCAGGCTGCCGTTGCGCCCTTCGTCCAATCGCCCTGGGCATTCTCCACATCCGCATAGTTCTGCCGGATCTGGTCGGTGGCGGCCTTGTTCGCATCGGCAAGCGCCTGCGACTTCCGCTTGAACTCTTCCTCCGACATGTTGCGCGAAGGATCGGACTTCTGGTTGGCAAGCTCCAGCGACTGCTGAGCAAAACGGTCCTGCTGGCTGTTCAGCTCGCCGCTGAGCGCGTTCTGGCGATCGCCTTGCCCTACGCCGAGCACTGCGCGCTGACCTGCAAGCTCCAAGGCCCTCTGTTGCTGCCCCAGCGCCTGCACGTACGTGCTGATCGCCCGCTCCTGCTTTGCCAAGCGCCCGGTTTCGTTGGTTGCCAGCACTTCAAGCTGGCTGTCCGCGTCCTTCTGCGCCTTGACCATCCCTGCGCGCGCGTCGGCGATCTTTTGGTCCAGCTGGATGCTTTGCGCAGCCGACGTGGACTTCTTGCCCTTGGCGGCCTCAAGCGCCGCAATCTCTGCTTCGTAGGCTGCCGTTGTCTGGTCGAGCTGATTCCCGATCAGAGCCTGGCGCCGTAGCAGGTAGTCAGCCTCGGATAGCAAGCCTGCCTTCTGCGCCGCTTCCAGTTCCTTCTGGTAGTTTTTGTACGTGTCGGTGATCGCCGCCAGGTCGTTCTTGGCGTTGTTGAAGCTGGAGAGATCGACCTGGGTGCCAGCTGCCTTCGGGTCCTTATTCTTGTCCTGAAGTCCCTTCAGCAGCGTGTCATAGGCACCGCCTGAGAACTTGTTACCATCGAAGCTGACACCATCTAGTAGCGGCGACTTCTGACCAGTCTTCTCAGCGTTTTCGTATAGCGCACTGAACTGGTCATTGAGCTTTTTCAACCCAGCCTGGCGTTTGGCCAAAGGGTTCACGTTATCGAGCTGCGCATCCAGCGCCCGCTGAGCCTCAATAGCCTTCTGGTTCGCGTCAGTGTTTTCACCGGTGGCGATTGCCAGATTGGAGCTGGCCGCCTGCCTGGCTTTCAGGCCTGCAAGTTTCTTTTCCAGAGCTTCGGTCGAGTCGTCATGCTCCCCGGTGCCCAGGCCTAGTGCGGTGTTGAGTGAGCTGAGTCCATTGGAAATGGCACCAGCCACCCCTCCGCCTTTGCGCGTATCCAGCACCCGCTGCGTGATCTCGATCTGCTTGGCCAAGTCGGGGAAAATTTCCGACCGGACTTCGGCGTACGCGCCTTTGATAGCGGTCTTGATGTTGTCCCAGTCGCGCTCTACGTCGGATAGCGACTCGCGGTAGGTCTTCAGCCGCGTAAGTGCTGCCCGATTCAGGTCTTCGCTGAGCACATCCAGGGCGCGCTGACTGTCGCCTTGGTCGTCCAGCCCTTTTATCACCTGATACTGCTCAAGGGTCAGCAGCCCGTACTGGCTGCTGATCTTGCCTGCCGCTTCGGTGGCGGTTTCGCCGGCAATGGCAAAGGACTTGGCAAGTTCGCCGGCGCCCTGCCCGGTTACTTCACTCACGGCAGCTGCAGCTTCGGCCAGATTGCGCATCTGCGTGCCGCTGGTAGCTGCTCCGGATGCAAGCGAAACAACTGCCTCGCGCGCGCCGGACAGGTTGCCGGTGACGCGTCCAGCGCCGTCGGCCATGTCCTTCAGGCTGTCGATGGTCTGCCCGGCACCATTCGTACCGCCATTGATCGCGGCATTGAACTCTCGCGCCTGCTTCATTGCATCGAAGTATGCGTAGCCCAGCGAACCGATTACGGCGACCAGCAGGCCGGCTGGGATCAGCATACCTGCTAGGCTTTTCGCCGACTCACCGGCGCCAGCACCCAGCTGAGCGATAGCACGCGCCCCGCTTGCCAGATCACCCGCCTGGATGGCGTTGGCGAGCTGCATTACGTTTTCCTGAGCCTGGCGGGTGCCGAGCTTCAGCTTGTCGAATGCACCCGCGGCTTCAGTCAGACCTGCGCGGTCCTTGCCGATCTTGGCCAAGGCTTCGTTGTAACGATCGGCGTCGATCTGACCCGTTTTGTGTAGGTCGTTGATCGCTTTCTCCTGAGCTTCCAGCTTCGCCAGCTTGGCGGTCACTGGATCAATACCGTTGACGGTGCGCTTCAGTGCCTCAATCTGGCGATTCTCTGCCTCGATCAGCTTTTGCTTCTGGACCAGCTCTTTGGCTTCCGCCTTTTCAATCTTGTCGTATGCCTTTCCCAGTTGATCCTGGTACTTCGCCTGCTCCTCGATAGTGACCAAGCCGCCCTTGCGGGCACGCTCCAGCAAACCCTCAGCCTGAACCAGCGACTCCATGCTCGAGATATTGCCCGTCATCGCCTTGTCGAGTTGACTGATGACGGAGATTTCCGCTACTGCGCTGTCAGTTGCTTTGCGACTTGCCCCGGCTTGACGGTCCCTGGCCGCCGTCGATTTATCGATACTTTGCGCAACGTCCGCTTCTGCCTGGGAAACCTTTTTTCCGGTGTTGGCCAGGCCTTCGCCTGTTTTGCCTAGGTCATCAATGGCCTTCTGGGCGCCTTCAGCCGAATCGACTAGCTTATCCAGGTCATCAGCAGCCTTTGCGGCCTGCGACGACTCGACCGCAATACCCAGGGAAGCGAAATTGGTGCTCATTTGTTTTCTCTCTGTTCCGCCATCACCTGCAGGGCTTCAACCTCCATGCGGCGGAAGTCGCTGAAAATGGTTTGTCGCTGGCTGATCGGTACGCCACACATCCGAATAACCCCGGAGAGAACGCTGTAATCCATGCCTGTTGCGCCGCACGCGCCTGTGCGCCACTGGGTGCTCATGGCCTCGAAGACTTTGAAAGCGTCCCAGTTGTCGGGCCAAATGCCGACTTCCTTGTCGGGAATGTCCTGGCGCGATAAGCCGAAGGCCATCAGATCTGCATCTGACGGCCCGGGCTCATACAGTGCGCGAGAGGCGCTTAGGAGTTTCCCAGGCGGGCTTCGCTGAAGGCTTCGGCGTAAGCGTTGAGCACTGCCTTCGGGGCCGAGTTGATCGAATTGACGAGGATGCGCACGTTTTCAGGAGTGAATTCCTCTTCGATATCCCAGCCCACCACAACATCCAGCAACTGGTCTGCTTGCAGGGCGATCTGGGCGGCGGTGAAAACTTTGAGGTCCATGTCGCCGATCTGCTTGCTCAATTCGTCGTGCCGCTCGTTCCAGCCGGTGTACAGCTCGGCGAGCGCAGTACGGTCCAAGTACTTGAACTCGAACTCCACCTTTTCGGCGTTGTATCCGGCCCGCTGGATCATCACCGGCGCTTTGAAGGTCGGCTTCTGGATCAATTTGAACTTGGCCATGTATTACACCGTGCCCGCGTAGCGGGTTGGACGACCGGTCAGGGCGATGCTGATGACACGAGTCATCAAGTTGTTGCGCGACATGGTCGGCGTCGAGGTGATCGACACGTAGCCGTTGTAGATGATGCTGCTTCCGCCAGGAAGGTTGAGTCGGAGCAGGCGCGCTTGCTTGTCGTCGTCGGCGGCCTCGCAGACCTCCACATAGGGCTTGGAAGGATCATCGGCCACTGTGATGGTCAGCGTGATCGGATTCTTGGTCGTTGGCATCTGACGATCATCGTCGTCGGCCAAGAAACCAAAGGTCAAAAACTGCTGATCGCCTCCGCTGGAGTTCAGCTCGGTGATCTGCGAGATCTCAGTGAAACCCGTAACCTCCCGCACCGAACCAATACCCGAGCCGGCCGGATACTGCTGGACGTTGACGGTATTCACGTTTTCCAGCGCGAAAGTGCCGCTGGCGATCTCGCCGACACGAATGCCTCGCCCTTCAAGGCGGGTCCATCCAGAGTTGACTGCAATGACGTCGCCTTCGGCCAGGCCATGGGCTGCCGCGGTAGCGACAGCTGGATTGGCGTTCGTCAAGGCAGTGAATGGGATCGCGGGGCCGTAAGTGGCTGCAATCTCAAAGGTGGCGCCGTTGGGCATTTGGATGCCAGCCATGGGTATTTCCTCTTTTCAGAAATGACAAAACCCGCACAGTGGCGGGTTATTGGGTTTGCCCTATGGGCGGTGGAAGTGCTAAGCAGGTAACTCTGGGATGGAGCAAAGGGGAAAACCAAGGTGACAGAGGTCGCGCTACTCAACCTGCTTCAAGACATGGAGATCAGTCTGCATCAGACGAGTGTTCGGAATGACCGTGAACAACTCGATCGTCTATTGCACAAAGACTTTCATGAAATTGGTCGCTCAGGGGCCTTCTATTCGAAAGCTGATACCGTTGAAAGTCTGCCGAATCTGAGGTCTCGCGTTGAGATCCTAGCGCGAAATTTCAAACTGACCGTGATCTCCAAGGATGCTTGCCTGTTGGTATACGAAGCCTCCCAATCCAACCGCGACGGAGCGCCAAGGCAATACGCGCGGAGATCTTCGATCTGGAAGCTTGAGGCTGGCAATTGGCAAATGCTCTTCCATCAAGGAACGCCTACTCACCCGCTTGATCCTGGCTAAACCATGTCGGCCCTGTATTCGAACGATACCGGCACGGTATATGTGGGTGGATCAGGAATGCCCGGGCCAGGATCCACTGGCGACATCGTAACGACGGTGAGACCTGCCTTTGTGTCTCGCGCATAAAGCGGGAAAAGCGTGGTCAACTCAGCCACAAGTGGGTTCGTCTTGGCTTTGCCGGTATCGGCAGGAGCCACAATGCTGACCTGATATACGCCGATGAATGCGCGGTGATCGCCGGCGAGCGTGCTGCTCGCAGTATCGCCCGGGAGCAAGAACGCCCGCAGATAGGTCTCTCCGTCGGCCGGGTCGTATTGGACGTTTTCGAACACAACTTTGATCGGCTCCACCCGGGTCTTGCTCCAGGCAATCAGCTTGGCCTCGTAAATGGACGCAATGATGGCGTGGCTCATACCAGGTTGTTCCTTGTGGCTTCGTCGACGATCTGCTGGAAGCGGGCCAGAGTGATCCGGACCATGCCGCCGGGTGCCTGGGTCGAATGCCCGTACTCCAGCGGGATGCCGTACGGAAGATTGTTCACGATGTAGGCTGTCTCGCCAGCCGTAAGTGCCTGGACCTGTAGTCGCAGCTTGGCCAGCGTCACACCACCAACCGGGTCGACCTGATCAAGCGTGCCCTCCACCGGCGTGCCGATGGAAAACTGCCAGTTCCCCCGAAACCGCCCGCCCACGTAATCCGTGCCGGCCACCAGGCCGTTCACATTGAAGTTCTGGTCGCGCTCAGTCTTTGTTAGGGGTTTGGCATATTTCACGCCGCGTCGCAGCTTGCCAGCCTTAGTGAAGTTTGATTCGTTGAGGTTGACCAGCGTGTTGCGCACGGCGACCTTGAAGTCATAGTCGTCGGCCGCCCGGGTGTTCGTCTGGCGGTGCGCGACGTTCGCTGCCCAGATCTCCGGGTTGCCCACCGGTGACATGCGAATAACGCTGCTGCCGATCTCGACAACGATCTCTCGGATGGTTGCGTCGATACCAGCCTGGGCCCGCTCAGCGAAGTCGCGAATGTTTTCGGCAAAGCTGCCGTTCATGCTCGCGTATTTGTTCGCCATGTCACTTCCTCAACTGAGCCGTCCACGTCGCATCAGCCGGGTCGGCGGACACATTCATCACCCGCTGCCCGTTGACGATATCGCCAATAGCCGGGGCAGCCGGTACCGCCGTCGGAACGCCGGCCTCCGACACGAACAGCTCGTTTTGCAGAACCAGCAGCTTCTTGTCGGTGGTCTGGATGAGCGA